CAGCAGAAGTTCCTTCGGCGGCTCGACAGGATCGGCACGGACTTCGATCAGCAGGATGTGAGGCTTGAGACCTACCTGCCGAGGATGTCGTTTGAGATCAACTCCCTTCAGTACGACTCCGCAAGGAAGTTGAACAGCATTCAGCAGACTGTCGGGTACGCCGCATCGGCTGACAACAAGTTGAAGCGGCGGTACGAGCGTGTCCCCTACAACATGCAGTTGACGGTGGGGGTTATGACCAAGACGATGGATGACTGCCTACAGATCGTGGAGCAGATCCTTCCGTACTTCACCCCCGAGTATGTGTTCACGATCAAAGCCATAGACGGGCTCGACACCGATGTCGATGTGCCTATCGTGATCTCGTCCGTCGCCCTGACCGAGGGCGATGACGGCTCCTACGGCGACTACTCGACACGCAAGATCAACTTCGCCAACATGGCTTTCCAAGCGAAGATGTACCTCTACGGTCCCGTGAAGACCGTGCCCGTGATCACACAGGCAGAGGTGAACTTCTTCGACTTCGGCGACTACGGCAAGGACAGGGACACCCTCAAGAAGTACGCAGACATCAGCGTCACGGCGGCTGACGGAATCACGGCGGGTAGTTACGCACCGTCGCTCACGGCGGGTTGGACGGGTGCGGGTGCGACCCATGCGAATGTCAGCATTCGTGAATATCCACCGTATGCGTGGGGAACCACAGGATGACGGGAGAAGGCGTGAACGACATCGACATGAACATAGCGAAGACACTCGGCATAGATCCCCCCCATGCGCCCGTGCGCACGGACACGCCCGAGCCCGCACCCGAGCAGGAGATACTCCCCGCAAGGCAGGGCGGATACACCTCGCAGGATGCCGACAAGGACTATGCGGAGGTTCGCCGCAACCTCAAGGTGGTGATTGAGAAGTCCCAAGAAGCCATCGAAGGGATCATCGAACTCGCACAGGACAGCCAACAGCCCCGAGCCTACGAGGTGGTGGCGCAACTCATACAGTCGAACCTTGAGGCGAACACACGGCTCATGGACCTGCACCGCCGCATGAAGGACATCAAGCGGCAGGATGTGGTCAACAAGACCACGAATGTGACCAACAACTCGATCTATGTGGGCAGCACCGCAGACCTACAGAAGATGATCCGTGACCAAAGGAAGGCTATGGATTCGGGGGAGGAGCCTTCCCATGAGTAGCGACGGAACCTACATGGGCAACCCCCTCCTCAAGGGGGAGTATGTCCAACAGGAGTTCACCAAGGATCAACTCGCCGAGTACATCAGGTGTTCCGAGGATCCCGTTCACTTCATTGAGAACTATGTCAAGGTCGTGACCATCGATGCGGGACTCGTACCGTTCAAGATGTACGGGTGGCAGAGGGACATCGTCAGGTCCGTCTTCGACAATCGCTTCGTCATCTGCAAGATCCCCCGACAGAGCGGCAAGACAACCACCTTGGTGTCCTGCATCCTGCACCTCGTCCTGTTCAATCCCGACTACAAGGCTGCGATCCTCGCCAACAAACTGAAGACGGCGACCGAGATCATGGACAGGGTCAAGATCGCCTACGAGAACCTCCCCAAGTGGCTACAGCAGGGAGTTCGGGAATGGAACAAGACCTCGGTCACCCTTGAGAACGGCTCCAAGATCGTCTGTTCCTCGACCTCGTCCTCCGCTGTCCGTGGCTCGGCGTATAACTTCCTCCTCCTAGACGAGTTCGCCTTCGTCCCCGATCAAATCGCAGAGCAGTTCTTCGCCTCGGTGTATCCGACGATCACCTCGGGTAAGACGAGCAAGACGGTCATCGTCTCCACCCCGAACGGGCTGAACCTGTTCTACAAGATGTGGCAGAACGCAAAGAACGGCAAGAGCGAGTTCAAGCCCGTCGATGCCCATTGGTGGCAGGTCCCAGGTCGTGACGATAGGTTCAAGGAAACCACGATCAGGAACACCTCCGAGAGGCAATGGCTCTCGGAGTACGAGTGCGAGTTCCTCGGGTCGCAGGAGACCTTGGTCAAGGCATCCAAGATCGCAGCCCTTGCCTTCACCACCCCGATCCTTGAGACCGAGGAGGGGATGACGGTCTATGAGAATCCAATAAAGGGGCACATCTATGCCGCCACGGTGGACTCCTCACGGTCCATCGGGCAGGACTACAACACGATGACGGTGATCGATGCGACCACCGTTCCGTACAAGGTGGTCTGCAAGTTCCGTTCCAACACCATTCCCGTCCCGATCTTCCCCGAGGTCATCAAGCAGGTGGGGAGCAAGTACAACGAGGCGTATGTCCTTGTCGAGATCAACGACACGGGGCAGCAGGTCGCCGACATCCTCAAGGATGACTTGGAGTACGAGAATGTCATCTCCATCTCCATCAAGGGCAAGAAGGGTCAGAGGGTCGGCGAGGGATTCGGCGGGGCTAGGGTCTATAACGGTGTCAAGATGTCGGCTCAGGTCAAGAAGGTGGGATGCCTCATCCTCAAGGAGATGATCGAATCCGACAAGTTGATCCTCAACGACTTTGACATCATCTCGGAACTCTCGACCTACATCCTCAAGGCGGGTTCATACGAGGCGACGGAGGGATACCACGACGATCTTGTGGCGACCCTCGTCATGTTCGCATGGCTCACCACGCAGGAGTACTTCAAGGACTTGGTCAACCTAGATGTCAGGAAGCGGGTCTTTGAGGAAAAAATCAAGAAACTGGAGGAGGACATGGTCCCCTTCGGATTCATGGACATCGGCACGGACGAGATGGACGAGGCTGTCAAGGCTCTGTCTAGCGAGCCCAACATGGCTCCGAAGCCTTCCAAGCGAAACAGGTCTTGGATGGACGATGCCGACGAGATCCTCGGTCAGCCTTGAAATCTAGCCGAGGCTAAATACCCCCGTTCAACCTATCCAAGGAGAGAGCAGACATGGCATTCCAACTCAGCCCAGGCGTGAATGTGACCGAGCGGGACCTCACGACGATTGTCCCTGCGGTCGCTACTACCAATGCGGGTATCGTGGGTCTTTTCAACTGGGGTCCCTGCAACAAGAGGATCCTCGTTGACAGCGAGAACAACCTCGTTCAACTTTTCAGCACCCCCGATGACAATGTCGCCGAGTGGTGGTTCTCTGCCGCCAACTTCCTCGGATACGGCAACAACCTCCAAGTGGTCCGTGCCAAGATCGACGGCATGGTGAACGCCAACGCAAGGGGCTTCACGGGCGGCACCGCCGCCGACTCCGACGATGCCATGATTGAGAACGATGACAAGGTCGGCTTCGTCACCGTGGACAACATGGGCTCGTTCGTTGCCCGTTACCCTGGTGCCATCGGCAACAGCCTTGAGGTTCAGATCTGCGGATCGCTTTCAGTCACCGCCGTGTCCAACATCACGGGGGGTGGAACTACTGCCTACGGTGCGGACTTTGAGGATTGGACCTACGCCACTCAGTTCGACTCCCGTCCGACCACGACCTCGTACATCGAAAGTCTGGGCGGTTCGGCTGACGAATTCCACGCCGTTGTCATCGACCGCAAGGGTCTCTTCTCGGGAACCCGTGGTGAGATCCTTGAGAAGTTCCAAGGCATGTCGTTCCTTCCGAATGTCACCGATTCGATTGGCAACAGCCTCTACTATGTGGACAAGATCAACCGTGAGTCGAAGTACATCTTCGCCGTGGAGAGGTCGGGGGCGAACGACTACGACGATCTGTTCATCGGAGGCACGGGTGCATGGGGCAACTCTGCCGTCAAGACTTGGTACTTGGCGGGTTCTCTCAGCACCACCTCGGGTATCACCGCTAGCAATGTGTCCTTCGGCGTGGGCGTGTGGCAACTCGGTGCGGGTAGCGACGGTCTCACCGCAGACCAAACCAACTACATGAAGATCGCCTTCGGTCAGGATTCGGACTCGGATCCCGAAGGCTATCGCCTGTTTGAGGATTCGGAGACGGTCGATGTCAACCTCCTGATCGGCGGTCCCGACAAGACCTTCACCCCGAACTCCAACGACCTCGCCGCAAGCGTCACGGGCTTCGTCGCACAGTCCATCAAGGACATCGTTGATGCCCGTAAGGACTGCGTGGCGTTCTTCAGCGTCCCGAACAAGGACCCGAACGAGACGGATCAGACCAAGCAGGACCGTGCCGTTCAGTATCGCAACAACATCGGCTCGTCCTCGTACTGCGTGATCGACAGCGGTTACAAGTACATGTACGACATCTACAACGACAAGTACCGTTGGGTCCCGCTGAACGCCGACATCGCAGGTCTCTGCGCCCGTTCCGATGTCAACTTCGACCCGTGGTACAGCCCCGCAGGTTTCAACCGTGGTCAGATCCGTGGCGTGGTCAAGTTGTCGTTCCAACCCCGTCAGGCGGCTAGGGATGTCCTCTACAAGAACGGCATCAATCCCGTCGCCACCTTCAGCGGCGAGGGAACCGTCCTCTACGGCGATAAGACCGCCCTCGCCAAGCCCTCGGCTTTCGACCGCATCAATGTGCGCCGTCTGTTCATCGTGCTTGAGAAGGCGATCTCGACCGCATCGAAGTACAGCCTGTTTGAGTTCAACGATGCCTTCACCCGTGCGCAGTTCCGCTCGCTTGTCGAGCCATTCCTCCGTGATGTTCAGGCTCGCCGTGGCATCTTCGATTTCAAGGTCGTGTGCGACGAGAAGAACAACACCCCCGAGGTCATCGACAGCAACAGGTTCGTCGCAGACATCTACATCAAGCCGAACCGAAGCATCAACTTCATCCAGTTGAACTTCATCGCCACCAAGACGGGCGTGAACTTCAACGAGGTCGGTGCCTGATCGTGATGATGGAAACCCCGATACATAAGGAGAAGGAGTCCTAAATGTCACAGTTCAGCATCGATGCGTTCCGTGCGAACCTCATCAACGGTCTTGCGAGGAACAACCTGTTCCTCGTCCAAGGCAACTTCCCAGGCGGCGGAACCAACGCCATCCAAGGTGCGGCTGCGGTTGCAGGTGCCCTTTTCGGCGGCGCAGTCGCAGGTGCGATCACCAATGTCGCAGCGGCTGTAGGCGGCGGAAACCCGAGTGCGCAGATTTCGTTCCTCTGCAAGTCCTCAAAGATTCCGTCCTCGACCATCGCCACCAACCAAGCGTTCTACATGGGTCGCCCGTTCAAGTATCCTGGCGACAAGACCTTCAGCGATTGGGGCATGAGCGTCTACAACGACGGCACCTACGGTCTCCGCAAGTCCTTTGAGGCTTGGATGAACCTGATGAACACCAACAGGACCAACATCGGTCCCAACGGTGTCAGCGGTTACATGACCGATTGGACCGTCACCCCGCTCACCCGTGAAGGCAATCCCATCGCCCGATACAAGTTGATCGGTTGTTGGCCTACCACCATCGCAGAAACCACTCTCGACATGGCGGCGCAGTCCGAGCCTTCGACCTTCGATGTGACGATTGCGTATCAGTACTTTGAAGTCGAAGGCGTGACCACCTGACATCAGGTAGACGAGGGAACTATACATCATGGCACTCTTTGGCTTTGACTTAGGCCGCAGCAAGAAACAGAAGAAGCAGGACAAGGCTCTGAAGTCGTTTGTCGTTCCGACATTCGATGACGGAGCCATTCCTGTTGAAGCGGGTGGCTTCTACGGTCAGTATGTCGATCTCGACGGCACCGTCCGCAACGACTTTGAACTCACGATGAAGTACCGTGAGATGGCGCAGGACCCGATTGTCGAGGTCGCAATCGATGACATCGTCAACGAGTCCATCATCATGGGCGAGAAGAAGTCTCCCGTGAAGATCCTCCTCGACAAACTTGACGAAAGCGACGGCATCAAGCAGAAGATCCACGACGAGTTCAGGAACCTCATCAGGGTCATGCAGTTTGAGACCAAGGGAGCCGAGATCTTCCGCCGATGGTATGTGGACGGGAAGATCTTCTTCCACATCATCATCGATGAGGAGAACCCGCAGAAGGGCATCCTTGAACTCCGCTATGTCGATCCGATGAACATTCAGAAGATCCGTGAGTACACCAAGGAGACCCTCAAGAACGGCACGAAGATCATCACGGGGTACAAGGACTTCTACCTGTACAACAAGGACAATCCCC